GCACTTGATAAAGTTAATCAAACCATTCAACTTTTGGAGGGAAACTAACAACAATGACTATTAAATCTCTGAACTTTCCTGTTATCGAAGAAGACCTTAATCGTAAGCACAATGTAACACTTACTGAAGGGCAAATGTCAACCATTCTTTATATTATGGAAGGATATATTAACCCCTCTGATGATTACTCTTATGACCCTGATTTCAGAGAGGATGTTGATAACGTATTCAAGGAATTAGAGACAGTAGTTGATACTTTCTACAATGCAAATAACGACCCACTAATTGTTAAGTTCCCTGATGTATCTTATAGGGAGTTAACACCATTTGAAGAAGAATTAGAGATACAAAAGTATATACGAGACAATGAGGATTAAGCCCATTAAAGTATTATGAATTACAGACAATTAAGGGATGAGTTACTAACACTTAGTGAGGAACAGTTAGATAAACAAGTTCTTATATTACATGAACAAAATGAATACTACTACCCTGCAATCAGTGGGGTATTTTATTCTACAGAGGAAGACGATTACAATGTAGTTCTTGATGCTGGAGATCCTTATTTACAGATATAAAGTATTACTAACCCCTTATATGATTAATAGCATAAAGTAATATAAAAGTATCTAAAAATAGGGTATAATTGTTGTTATTTGTGGAAAAATGATTCGTAATTAAATGTATAAGAATTCAGAGGTAATCGTATCCACTAAAAGTAAAGTATTGCCAAGGGATTAGGAGGTTCTACGTTATCAACAACCCTGTGGAAATCATGTGGAAAAAGTATATAAATAAATGGTTAATTAAATGTATAAGTATTGTGTAGAGATTGCGTGAGGAATGTGTATAGAATCCTTATAGAATATGTGTTGTTAAATGTTAGTTCTTATAGTGATCTTAGCGGGCATTATAACATAAAACCCCAGTAAAGTCAACACCTTTCAGTAATAATCAGCATACCACTATATTTTTGACATAAGAACACTTTGCGTGTATAATAGTGTTATGAGAGTAACAACAACCTTATGCACAGTTAGTAACACTTAGTTTTCCACAATTACCTGTGGAAAAGTATAAAGAAGTGTAGTGGTCTTATGTAACAACAACCTGTGGAAAACTTATGGCATAAAAGTGTCAAGAACTGGTGTGTAATCAGTGAAAGGAAGTACACAACAACTCACACAGACTTGAAGCCCTTCAGTAACACTTTCAGACCTTATGATTACCTTGACTAAGTAACAGTCTTATGGTATAATTAGTGTATGTTCGTGTTACTTAGTGACCTTATGAGTTAGTGATAGTTAGGACAGTTGTTTTATGCCCTTATATAAAAACGGATAGAGACCCTAACCTACAGAGGTGACAAACCGAGAGAGTGATATAAGACTATAAAAAAAATTCAGAGATATATAAACGACCTTCAAATACCCTGATAGATAAAAAAATTCCCATGGCTTCAAACGCCCTCAGAGGGTTTATAAGAATTCGAAAGTAATATATAAAATAAAAATAATCATCAGGATTAGCAAATGATTAATGAGCAAGGCTTAGTAGACGTTGATATAGATCAATATGAAAAAGATCTTATCATAGAGACGTTGCAATATAGATTGGAGAACGATAACCACTTAACACAAGAGATGACCTTAAAGGATAACTTAGAGGACTTAATGTCTAAACTTGAAGGTGAGGAATAACGTACCATTGCATTAATTGAAGGATAGTGGTATAATATTAACATAGTAATTCAAAGATTATGGCAAAAGGATTTACAGTAAAAACTGCAGCACCTACAAAGAAGAAGACAGACGACTTTGACTTGGCAGCAGCAAAGGAGATGATTCGGGGTAAGACAATTGTATTCTGTCTACCTGGTAGAGGCGTTTCCTATCAGTTCCTTAAGAGTTTTGTATCATTATGCTTTGATCTGGTTCAGAGTGGTGCAAGTATCCAAATCTCTCAGGACTACTCATCGATGGTCAACTTTGCTCGATGTAAGTGTCTAGGTGCAAATGTACTACGAGGGCCTGATCAGAAACCTTGGGATGGTAAGTTAGAGTATGACTATCAGTTATGGATTGATAGCGACATTGTATTTGATACAGAGAAGTTCTATCGTCTTGTACAGCACGATAAGGACATTGTGGCAGGTTGGTACTGTACAGAAGATGGAAGAACTACTTCCGTTGCCCACTGGTTAGAAGAAGGTGACTTCCGTTCTAATGGTGGAGTCATGAATCACGAGACTCTTGAATCCATGTCCAAGCGTAAGAAAGCATTCACCGTGGATTACACAGGATTCGGTTGGACTCTTATCAAGAAAGGTGTGTTTGAGCACGAAGGTCTTAAGTATCCTTGGTTTGCTCCGAAGATGCAAGTCTTTGAATCAGGAGAAGTTCAGGATATGTGTGGAGAGGATGTATCTTTCTGTTTAGATGCAATGGAAGCAGGCTTTGAGATCTGGTGTGATCCAGTCATCAGAGTTGGTCATGAGAAGACGAGGATTATCTAATCTTCTCTTCGGCCGCGTTAAAAAAAATCGTCGTATTACACACAAAGGAGACTCTAAAGCATGGCAATGCATTCACTAGTAAATCAAGATAAGATCGAAGCACACCCCAAGAAGACAAGACAAGGAAGAGGAAAGCATACTAAGTATGCAGCAACTAGTCGTAACTTGGGTAAGAAGCGTTACAGAGGTCAAGGACGGTAATGGCAATCTATGATGATGTAAAGATCACTATCAACCTGAATGAGTTGGTAGAGATCAGAGCAAAACTCTTAACTCAATATGAAGATTACTCAAAAGCAGTAACAACTGGTGAGTATCTTGATGGAAATGATATTGATAAGATTGCAACTCAATTAAGAGAAACACTTACTTGGGACACCCTCTACCACATGATAGATGGTGCGATACTAGATTACATGGGTTTAAGATCTGCTGTTATAGAACATAAAACTCATTATGGTGAAACAGCAGGTGATGAACCTGCTAAAACCTATGAGAAGAACAGACAACAGTTTAAGATGGTTAAACTAGAATCACCGTCATGGACAATCGAAGTACCTATGAGGAAAAAGAAATGACCAAAGAAGAACTAGCAATGAAGTACATTGAAGCTGCCTCCGTACTACTAGGGGGCAGTTTTAGTGTTTGGGATACTTATAATAGTGAAAGTAGGAAAGAAGGTAAAAAAATAACCCTAGAATACGAAAAAATAGAAGAAAAAGACGAAAAAGAGCAGTATAACAAGATTCCTAGTCGTTATTAAGCAATAAATACTAAAAACCATTATAGATATACTAACAAGTGTATCAAATTTGAATGCCCGTACAAATATCCCGTGCATTTAAGGATATTAGTTTATCCTTTTCAAGACATCCAGTTACGAATGACATCGTAGTTCTCAGAAATGAGGATGCAATTAAGAAATCGGTAATTAATCTATGCCGAACTAAACTTAATGAACGATTTTTTAATGAATTATTAGGTACACAAATTGAAGATTCACTATTTGATTTAAATAATGGTGATATTGCATCTATTTTGGAGACCGAAATAGAGACTTTGTTGGAAAACTATGAGCCTAGAATCAGTCTAAACGATGTTTCTGCCGTAGCACAACCTGATGGACACGATTTATACATTCGTATTGGTTATTTAATTACGGGATTACCGTTTCCTGCACAAAATATAGAATTTTTACTACAACCGACTAGGGTATAATGGCATTTAATCAGTTTACTAACTTAGATTTTAACGATTTACGTACTCAAATTAAGAATTATTTGAGATCTAACTCTTCATTTACGGATTTTGACTTTGAAGGGTCGAACTTCTCCGTATTAATTGATACTCTGGCATATAACTCTTACATTACGTCGTATAATACCAATATGGCTGTCAATGAGTCTTTCATTGATAGTGCTACTTTAAGGGAAAATGTTGTTTCATTAGCAAGAAACATTGGTTATGTACCTAGATCAAAGAAATCATCGATTGCAAGAATAAGTTTTAGTGTTGATATAACAGGAAAGGCAGTACAAACAGTAAAATTACATAAGGGAATCGTTGCAGTTGGATCTGTTCAGGGTGGTAATTACATATTTTCCATTCCAGACGACATTACTGCGACTCCAGATCCTAGTGGTATCGTTACTTTTGAGAATATTTCAATTTATGAAGGTACATATTTAACAAAAACCTTCAAAGTTAATGATTCGTTACCAAATGAGAAGTATATTATCCCAAATATTAACATTGACACATCAACAGTTCGTGTAGTAGTCAAATCTAACATTAGTGAGAACTATGTTCCGTATACAAACATCTTTGATGTCAATAAGGATTCAAGATTATTCCTAATTCAAGAGATTGAAGATGAAAAATATCAAATTATTTTCGGAGATAACACTTTAGGTAAGAAACCAGCTGACGGAAGTACTGTTGAAGTCAGTTATATCATGACAAATGGTATTGAAGGTAATGATGCTGCTAATTTTAACTTCAGTGGCAAACTAACTTACATGCTTGGTGGCATTGAAACAAGTATTGACGATGGTATTGCTAGTTTAAGCACCCTACAAGCGTCTGAAAACGGTGACGAGATAGAATCTATAGACAATATCAAATATCTTGCTCCAAGGGTATACGCATCCCAGTATAGAGCAGTGACTCCAAATGATTATTCGAGTCTAATACCATTTTTATATCCAAATATTGACTCTGTGAGTGCTTATGGAGGTGAAGAGTTAAATCCACCTCAGTATGGTAAGGTTTATATCACTGTCAAACCTAAAAATGGTGAAATATTGTCCGATGTAGCAAAAGAATCAATCAGAACTGACTTGAAGAAGTATACAGTTGCTGGAATTAAGCAAGAATTCGTTGATTTGAAGTATTTGTATGTTGAATATGAGTCAACTGTCTCATATGACTCTGGATATGTTCCAGATCAGCAACAATTACGATCTAGAATCCTTTCAGCTATCGAAACTTATTCAAAATCATCAGATATTAACTCATTTGGTGGTAGATTGAAGTATAGTAAGTTAGTTTCGATCATTGATAAGGTTGATACTGGTATTACATCCAATATTACCAAAATTGTCATGAAAAGGACTATGATTCCAGAATACAATTTCCTTGCTAACTATGAAATCTGTTACGGAAACCAATTTCATGCTGATATGGAAGGTTTTAACGTCAGATCTTCTGCATTTAAGTTAGAAGGTGTCTCTGGAAATGTGTATTTGACTGATTTACCCTATAGTGATGGAAAAACAGGTACTGTCAAGTTCTTTACTATCGTAGATAATGCAATCAATTACATTAACGAAAATGCTGGTATAGTTGACTATGTTAAAGGTGAAATTATACTTTATCCAACCACTATTACATCAAGTAGTGTAAAAGCTGGAATTGAAATAGAAGTTACTCCAGAATCCAATGATATCATTGCAAAAGAGAGTATT